TTTGCGTAGTATGGAATGTTTTGAACTTGGGTTCCACACCAGAAGCTAGATTTCCTGCTGGCCATTCTTTCTGTTTCAGTTCCGAACGGGTTGATATTATAAAGCAGACGCCCGTTTTTCTGTATGAAGTCAAAATAAGTTCCAATGGCCTTTTTGTTTTCTCTGTACTTGATGATCCTATTTGTTAGTGCATACAGGATAGGATGCTGCTCTCCTACTGCCGCTAGATTTTTCTCATCTGTTCCCCTTTCTATCCTCTGCTTCTTTCCATTAAGTTTCTTGTATCCTATCTTCGGATCCTTTGCACCTAGGATATCATAGATATAGAACTGTACCTGCCTATAAGATCCAGGATTGAAGCCCACCTTTTTCTTTGCTGTAATATCTCCTATGTCATCCGTCATTATCTGAAGTTCTGCAAGGGCTTTATCTAACTCCTTCTCACGTTCAGCCCGCAGCTCTTTTCTCTTATCATTATCAATGAGGAACCCCTCGAATCCACAGTAAAGCGAAGGATATACCAGTTTGAATTGGGACGCATAATTGCGTCGAGCATAGATTGGCAGGGATTTGAGATAGTGCAGACAGATTCTTGCGGTGTTGAATGTATCTCTTCCATTGTATTCCCAGTATTGATTTATGTCTTTACTGGCGGAAGCTTCCTTTGCTTGTTGTTTCCACTGTCTGTAGTCTGGTAATACTATGGATGCAACAAAGTCAAGACTCTTAGGTAAAGACGCATATTGTGCATGGATCATTCCCATAGTATCGAGACAGAAATTCCTTGGCCAAGCTCGATAGACTATGGAATGCAGACAGTCGTACATTCCATTATGCATTACCTTAGGTACATCCAGAGAGTTTATTTCTTGCAGAAACAGAATTGCCTGTTTGAACTCCCAATCAGAAATCCAATGGGGTTCCATGAAGTTAAAGAACGGAAGAACATATGTTACGAATTCCCCTCTTTTTGTAAAAGCTGTGTATGAGGCACACGTTATGATTGTTGTTCCGTTCTCTACACTATCAGATTCCTCGTCAGTATCCCCACTTGTTATTTCCCCTTCCGGGGATACTGTTATGGTCTCTATGTCATACGAAATAAACAGTGCGCTTGATAGAACTATCCTGGCTTGCGCGAATATATCTATTGTGGCCAGGACTTTGAATCTGAACTCCTTATTGATTGTTATCTTGAGATGCTTGAATTTCTCCAAGTCAGTCTGAAGTAAAAAACGCCCGTGGTCTACTGTGTTTATTTGGGCCAGAGAGTTACCAACAATAACAGGAACTGAATAATCAAGGCGACTGCCACGATATTCATTAAGCGTGGGGTCTCCTGGGACAACATTTTTAAGAGTCCCTGTATTACACAAGAAGATCCCCTGGCATCTCCCGCTTTTTGCAAGGTCGATAAGCTGGGAGATTGATAGTATCTTTGATGTAGCAAGAGCTTCATGGCCTTGTTCCTTAATGTAATACTTCAAGACATTGAGATAGTTCATCTCACTATGGTCATAATTAACCAAGAGCTTCATGTCTTATTTTCCAAAGCGATGCTGTTTCTTGATATTCCTATACGCACGCTGGAAAGAATCCTGTGGGTATTTGAAAGTTTTGGGCATCGTGGGTCTTGAAATTCCCAAGTCATCTTTTTCATAAACAAATTCCAGCCTCATTTCAACTTTCACATAACCAGCTTTGAGAAGGGCCTTGCGGAGTTTCTTGCACATTTTAGCGTTCATTTTCAATCCTTAAAAAAGGGAAGGAGATTTCTCTCCCTCCCATAGTTACTTATTCTTCAGTTGCAACTGGGGCCGGAATAATACGAAGACGCAGCCAGCTCTTTACATTACCAAGAGTATCCTTGGTTTTGTTATAGCTGATGCGGCCATAGAATTCCAGCTCATTGGCAAACAACTCAAAGATATCATTGAGCGTCATACCATCCATGCTATCAAGTCCAGTGATTTTCCTGGCTTCGCGCTTGAATGTTTCAAGTCCTTCCTTTGTTCCTTGGAAAGACAGAGCGAAAAGACTTCCATCAGGAACAGGAGGTTCTTCATCCGAAGCCAGTTCCATAGTTTCAACAGTTCCAATGATAACACGAATGGACTGCTTTTCTCCGTCATCATTTTCGAACTTTGCAATCTTTCCGCTAACGGATTTCAGTTTGTAATCTCCTGCCGGCGGATTGATAAATTCTGCTGCTTCTTGAAAGTCATCAAGAGTTTCATCAGCCATGGATTCCAGGTCAAGCAGGGTAACAGTTTTCTTGCTCATTTTGATTCCTTCTTAGGAGTTTGGGTTTTAACAGGTTTCTTGCTCTTACGTCTTGGGGTTACATTAAACGGTTGTTGATGCGGGTAGTGCGATTTTTCCATACTATTCCTTATGCATGGGTTTGATAATTCCACCTCTCACAAGTATTTCATACATTGTTATTTCATTGGCATTCTCCACTTTAATTCCAAGTCGTGATTTGGTCTGTGTATTAAGGGCATACACAGTGCTAGAACCTCCCACATGCTTTTTGTTCTTTACTTCAAGATGAACAATAGTACCAAAGTATTTACCCACTTGGGTTGAGAAGGTCTTGGTTCCCATAAGTGGATATATTTTGGTGCGAATCAGGGTCTTATTAATACCAGTCCCTGAATATTCTTCATCATAGAGCACATGGGTTAGAACAACTACATTGGTATATCTTCCAGCCTGAACAGTTTGAAGGATACTTTTCAGCCAGTTATTTACTGTTCCCCATTCTTGGATCTGTAGTATAGCATCCTCTGGCTGGCCTTTCAATAGGGCATTTACCCCGCAATCTGCTAGTTGAGACCCACTGTCAATAATAACAAGATCATTGTGGGTCATCTTTGTAAGATTGAAAGTCTGCGTTGGCTTCTTTGCTCTCGTGCATTCCAAGCAGTTAATTCTTCCATGTTCCTCACAAAGAGATATATCCTCCCGTGCAGAAAACATCTTGAGCATTGTGCTCATTGCATGTGGATCTTTTCTTGTGTCGCAGATCTTGTAAAGCTGGATCTTTACTAGTGCCTCATCTGGCAGACCCATGTTCAGAATTGTATCGCTTCCATTCTCCAGGTCAATATAATAGATTTTATTCAGGGCCGGGATTGTTGCTGCTGTTGCTGCTAATCTTGTTTTCCCACAACCTGAATCCCCGTAGATAAGAATTGCGTGAGAGGAAGATACTTCATCACGCTTCTTCTTTAATGCCAACATATCCATTATCGTTTCCTCCTGCTTACTAAGAGGATGGTTCCTATTACAAGGAGACCAAAGATAAGAAGAACCGTAGCTACAACTTCAATAAGGGCAAGAATCATTCTTTTATCCTCATGGAGACAAGCTTGGCATATCCTGCAATGTCATCCCAATGATCTTTTACATTGGGATCTCCTGCAATGATCCTCCCGATTTTATGGGCAATCATATCAAGGGCTTCTTTCTGTGGGCGGGTAAGATTTCCGTAAGTTCCAGCCAATCTATAACAATCCTTGATACTCTGGGTAATGATTGAATGCATGGTAAAATCCCCATGCGTTTTCCCCCTTTCTTCCAGGAGTTCTTCAGTGGTTTTTTCAGGCATCATTAAATCCTTTCAATGTGATCTTTGATTAGGTCTTCCAGTTGGAAAACAAATTGGTACTCAACAGTATCAGGTTCTTCTTTCTTCGGGACATCAAGTGCATGTAATCCGCAAGTCCCAAACTCAGGGCATGGCCTATTGTATTTAAGGCACCCACTTCCTCTTTGCGGAAAGATTCCCATTTCCATCATGGACTTGATTCTATTTACGTCCATTCCCAGAGTAATGAAAAAGTTCAGCCTGTCAGATAGGGATTTCTGAAAGGTCAGTGGTTTAATCTTTGATGTAAAACCATCTAGAGAAGCCAGCTGTCCTACAAAATACTGAACATCATATTCGACCAGGTCTTTCCCTACAATTGCATCCAGAACTACACTATAACCCACAAGCTGTCCGCTATTCATATACAGTGGGTCAAGAACTGTAAGACTAATCCCCGTTGTTTTGAAGTCCAGAACAGCATGCCTACCTGTATATTTATTCCTCAGGGCCAGGTCAAGATACCCAACATAGTAAAACACTTCATCAATCTCAATCTTAAAGGAAAGCTGGGCCGCAGGTTTTCCATCAAATACTGCAATCTCCCATTCATCCCGAAGATTATCTAGCTCCTGGAATGATGAGATTACCATATTTACTGCGGTCCACTCATTCTTTTTCTTATCCTCAGGAATAGCAATGTGCCCTTCTTCTTCTATCCCGTGGTATGCAAGATACGCATCGAAGATTGCTTTGTCTTTATCTCCTGTCATAAAGTAAGTAGTACAGCCAGCTTCATAAGAATGCCCAAAGCAGAAATTGGGATTTGTTCCCTGACTTCTTTCTCCTTCAAGCAACCGCACAAGTTGGAACTTCCTCTCGCAAAGGAAAAGGAGTTCCATTGTGGAATGGCTTAGCCTTATCCTCATACTTTGGTAACTTCCTGATGCCAGTCAAGAAGAATTGAATCAAAACGCTTATCTTTTTCCTCCGGGGTTTCGGTTTCAGGAGTGGAATCTGCGGTCAAATCAAACATCAATCGCAGTTCTTTTTCAGTCACGGTTCCGAAAAATCTGACTTTCATTGTGTTATTTCCTCGGGTTTCTTACAGTCTTTAGGTAACAATTGACCCAATGCTCCATAACTGAATATCCAATCAGTAGCACCACACTTACTACATTCATACCAATATTTTCTGGTGTGAGGGTGGTAATGCTTGAATTTCCAATCATGCTGAGAGCTGTTCATTGTGTTATTTC